CGATGGAATCGAGGCTCCCATAAGATTGCTGATGGACCGGGGATACCTCCGGCAAGCAAGTGTCAACGCTGTCAACGGAGTGTCAACGCGGGCGTTGACAGCATACGAGCCGCATCCATCGGTCTTTGCGGACTACTGTCAACGGAAAAGCACCCCCCTCGATACAGTAAATAATAAAAACAATGAAAAAGGGCATACTTTTTTAGTAATACCCCCGAATCCCCCGAAAAGCGTTGACACTCGGCCTTCGAGCAAGAATCTATCGGCATCTCCGGCGTTGACAAATGCGTTGACAGGCGTTGACAGACCGTTGACAGATGAGCCGCGAAACTTCGGGGTCGATGAAGAACCAAGCAACCATGCGCCCTGGAGCGATTTCGAGGCGGTTGACACATCGGATTTCGATGTTGACGACGACTCTGGCGCCGATCGCGAGGCATGGCAGTGAGTTTTCAAACACAGAATACCGCCCGTGAACAGGGTATGGAGGGTTAGCGATGGCAGTCGTTGCGTTGGTTGAGCATGTTGATGAAGAGCTGGTCACGGAAGGCGATGAGGCCACCCAAGAGCCGCAGCAGGAAGCCTCCACGGGCGCCTTGCGCACCACGGAGGAGCAGCGGGAGGAAACCAAGGCCGCGGTGCTGGAGCTGCTCAGCACCCAGAGGAAACGGCATCCGTCGCTCATCAAGTGGCTGCGAGACAACCACAGGATGGCACTCCCCGATGGAGACGCCCTGGTTGCCGAGCTGATCAAGGCGGGCTTGATCGAGCGGGACGAGAACGCCCGCTACGGCACCGTGGCCAAGCGCGAGACGACTGAGGCGCCTCTCATGCTGGCGGAGCGCACGGGCGACGATGCGCCACTGGCAAAGGTTCACGAACCGGAGGCCAAGGAGCGGTCCAAGGAAGCTCCAAGGCCAAATCCGGAACCGGAGTATGCCCTGGACTCCAGGCGCCTGCGATGCGTCATGCAGCTGCAGCGCTGGAGAGCCGAGAGGCGGGCCTCCATCAAGGATCTCAAAGAGCAGCTCAAGGCCGAGAAGGCTGGTTTCGATGACCTGGACGCGCGGCTCGACCGGATCGCCACCGAGGGCGAGTCGGCCATCGATCAGGAGATGCGGAACATGCCGAACACGCGCATGGGCCAGGCCAGGCAGCAGGACATCCCGAGCTCAGAAGACAGCGCAGACAAGCAGCCCTCGAAGCGCAAGCGCGGGCGGCCTCGGAAGGGAGGTAGCTGAGATGTGGATCGCGTCAAAGCTGGGCTTCTACAGCATCGTCCACAAGGAAGGAGCTTTCCAGGTGGGGGCTCGCGTGAAGGGCGACCTGGAGCGGCTGAGCGCGGAGATCAAGCCTCGAAACTCCATCCGGGAGCCTCCCCGCGCGGACTATGGCTGGCGGCTGGCCCTGAACGCCAAGGAGCCGACCTATCGGCTGGAGGTCTTCCTGGCTCTGCACCTGGAAGGCGACGGAGAGGTCAAGCGGCCCCTCTTCTCGTTGGAGGCCCCGGGGCTCGACCTGGCCAGCGTGAAGGCCCAAGAAGATGCCCTTCAGTGCCTGCGAGAGATCCTGGCTGGGCCCGAGCCGCAAGGCTACCTCGTCGGCCTGGGCTCTGTTCGGATCGAGGTCGTCCCGGTCGTCCATTCCAGCTGAAACCGACCACCGGCGCCCCGCCTGGGGCGCCACCACCCTGGGGCTTTCGCGATGGCAACGCAAATTTACGGCGCATCCGACGATCTGATCGAAGTTGATGGCGCCGCGGGCGGCATTTTGAGCCGGCATTGGGGGAGGCGATGAATCAGCCACAGCAACGGCGAAATTTTGCCCAGGAAGCCCCCTCGGGCGCCGAGGCGGGGCAAGGTCATGGGCAGGGGCAGGAAGGGGCCAAAAACGCCCCTGGCTGGGAAGACAGGATCCGGGCCCTGACAGACGGCCTCGCCGACACCCTGATTCGAAAACACCGCGACTATGGCCGTTCTGTGCTGAATGCGCCAGCGCTGGCCCCATGGCTCAGTCCGCTCGAGGCGCTGCTGTGCCGCAAGAGCGACAAGGCTGCCAGGATCGCGCAGCTCGCCCGGCCTGGTGCCGTGGCGCAGGTCAAAGGCGAGCCGCTCCGGGACTCGCTCCTCGACGACGCCGGGTATTCGCTGCTGGCCGTGTTGGCCCTGGAGGATGCGGCTTCCGCGGCGCGCAAGTGGCCTGATCAGGGCGCCTACTTCGACGAGCCGCAGGACGGCCGCGTCAAGGGCACGGAAAGGAGCATCTACGAATGAGTGGAGAGCTGATCGTCATCGCCGGCCCCATGCGTGCGGACTCGGCCATCGTGCCGCCCTGGACGCGCACCTGGGGCAAAACCGGCGCCGCCATTGCGCTGTGCTGGGAGGCCGAGAAGCAGTACGGGCCGGGCGCGGCAATCGCCATCCAGCCGGCCAAAAACACGAGAGACGGCGGCGAGCTCGTGGCCCGCTCCGGCGAGCGCTACCCGGCCACGGTGATCGAGGATGCCTACCAGATCACCAGCACGCTGGCCCGGTCGCCGGCCCGCCTGGTCGTGATCGAGGAGTCGCACCTCTGGGATGACCCTCAGATCCTGATCGGCTCCTGCGCCGCACTCCGAGCTCGCGGCATGCGCGTAGTTCTGCTCGGCATCCAACGGGATCACATGGGCCAGCCGTTCGAGTGGTGGGCGCTGGCTCAGGGCGTGGCGGACAAGGTGCATGAACTCACCGGGCGGTGCCAGTGCGGGCGCAGATCCACCCGCACGTTCAGGCATGGGCTCAGCAATGCGCGGGTGCTCGTGGACGACCTGGGCCATTATGAGGGCGTGTGCCGCGTCTGCTGGGCTATCTGCCGCCTCGCGCGGTGGCTCAGGGCGCTGTGCAGCGTCGAGGGGCAGCGGGAAGAAAGGACGCTGATCCGATGAGCCCACTTTTGACAATCGCCGAGAAAAAATCCACTGTGTTTAGTGGGCCAGAGGTGTCGCTGAGCGAGCTTCAGGCCCTCGTTGTTTCGGTGCTCAATTGCAGCGCCGCGCCCGATGCCGTCGCGACTTATGAGAAGTTGCGGGTTGGGGCTGTGGATGCCTACTTCATGTCAGCATCCATGAAGAAGTGCAACCGGGCGTCGTTTCTTGAGCTTTTTTTCGCAGGCCAGGACATCCCGCAAGCGTCGGCGCTGGTTGGTATCGACCGCGTAACCGGCTGGCGGTGGGCCACCGACTTCTGCATCTTCGCCTCTCGCTGGCTCCGCTGGCGTGACGAGTGTGACAGGGACGATGAGGCCCGCGACCTGCAATGTTCCGAAAGTTGCGGGCGAAAGCACTTCGAGGACGTGAGCAACGGCCGCCCCAACAACCGCTCACTCCAGCACGCCGGGCAGGTGAACAGGCTACAGTGGACGCGGTGCATGGATTGCCCAAGGCGCCGCGATGGCGTCGCGGTGGCGATGCGGGGGCCGGGAACAAGGCCGCCGGCTGAACCCGAAGGATTGGGATGACAAAAAATGACACAATGGGAACCCAGCCCCAAACAGCAATCGCTGCTGGAAGTTGCCCAGAAGCCAGGCCTGAGCAGGACGATTTCAGCGATTTGCGCCGAGGCCGATGTAAGTCGCAACACATTTTATGAATGGCTCAAGGAGCCAGCCTTTGCCGCTGCCTGGGAAGCCAACTGGGCGCTTGCGATTCGGCGCGAGATGCCGGGCGTCATTGCCGCCCAGATGGACAAGGCCCTCGATGGGGACACGGCGAGCGCGCGGTTCCTGGCCGAGATGATCACGCCTCCGAAGGTGCGCCACGAGCACACCGGCAAAAACGGTGGACCCGTCGAACATGCGCTGCTCACGCCCGAGCAGTGGGCGGAGCGGGACCGACAGCGAATCGCCAAAGCTGAGGCAACCCTGGCGCAACTTGAAGGCGAAAATGAGTGAGCCTCGCAACGCAACGAGCCCGCTTCTTGGTCAAGAACCTCGACCTGGCGCGCGCCACTGGGGTCGAGGGGGCCGAGTGGGAGGCGTTCCAGCTCGCGCACCTCAGCGACGACAGCCTGTTCCGGATCGAGGTCAAGAGCCGGCAGATCGCATGGTCCTGGCTGTGTGCAGCTGAAGCTGTCGCGCAGGCGGTCCTGCCGTGTCGCCAATCTAGCATCTTCGTCTCGATCAACCAGGACGAAGCGAAAGAGAAAATCAGGTACGCACGCCAGATCCTTGAATCCATCGAGGGCATCGCGCTGCCTCGTCTGGTCCGAGACAATGAACTCGGTATCGAACTCTCGAACGGCGCCCGCCTCCTGAGCCTGCCCGCGACGCCGCCGCGCGGTAAGGCTCGGTTTCGGGTTTACCTGGACGAGTTCGCGCATGTGGCCCGAGATCGCGAGATCTACACGGCGGTCCTGCCGGTCATCTCTAAAGGCGGCTGCGTCCGGATCGGCTCAAGTCCGCTCGGCGCGAGCGGGATGTTCTGGGAGATCTTCGGCCAGCAGATCCAGGCGTATCCGGGATACGCGCGAAAGCAGACGCCATGGTGGGAAGCTGCGGCGTTCTGCGTGAATGTTCGAGCGGCCCGCAAGCTGGCGCCCGCGATGGCAACGGCCGTTCGGGTTGATGCCTTCGGCACGGATCGAATCGAGGCGATCTACGCCAATTTGCCCGAGGAGGACTTCCGACAGGAGTACGAGGCCGAGTTCGTCGATGAATCCACGGCCTGGATCTCGTGGGAAGAGATCAAGCAGTCGCACGATCCGGACCTGGCATGCCCCATCGCAACAGCTCGCGACGGGCAGATTCAGGCTGCCACGCAGGCGATCGACGAGCTCCGCAAGCTGATCGACGCTGGCAAGGCCGAGTCCACGCTAGCGGCCGGCGTCGATGTGGGCCGAACCCGCAACGCGACGGAGCTGCTTGCGGTGGGCTGCAGCACGACGGGCAGTTTCCCGCTGCGGCTCATGGTGACGCTCGACGCCCTGCCGTTCGAGGACCAGCTCACCGTCATCGAGTATGCCCTCGAGCGACTCCCGATTGTCCAGCTCTACATCGATCGGAACGGCATCGGCCGCAACCTCTCTGAGAATCTCGAAAGTCGCTTCCCGTCGAAGGTCGCCGGGCAAAACTTCGCTACGCAAACCAAGGCCCTTTGGGCGACGGATGCCAAGATGCTCATCCAGCAACACAAGACGCCGCTCCCGGTGAGCCGAGATCTGGACTACCAGATCCACAGCGTCAAGCGCATCGTCACGCCGTCGAAGAACCTGGTGTTCGATACCGCCCGCAACGAGCGGCACCACGCCGACAAGTTCTGGGGCTGGGCGCTCTCTCTCGCGGCCGCCCGTGCGCCACAGCGCCAAGCCATGGCTGAGGTATGGTGATGGGCGTCATCGACCGCATGCGCCTCGCGGCCAAGGCCGCCGTGGGCATCTTCACGGGCTCGATTCCGGAAGGTGTCGCCGGCGAGATGCTGCACCGCATCGTCCCGGCCGGCATGTCCGCCCCGCCAAGTCGCACGGGGGGCGAGTTTTTGAAGGCCTACTCCACGATGCCTTGGCTCCGCGCCGTGACCCATCGGGTGGCGACGGCGGTGGCCTCGACGCAGTGGACGCTCTCGACGATCCGGCGCAAGGGCAAGGTACGTCGCGACCTGGTCAAGGCGCTTGTCGGCTTCGGAGCTAAAGAGCGGGCGGCGACGATCGCGCGGTACCGCAAGGCTGCGGAACTGGAGGAGATCGAGCAGCACCCGCTCCTGGACCTGCTGTACGGCTCCAATCCGCTGCTCGCCGGCCTCACGATCCGCAAGCTGACCCAGATCTACATCGAACTCAACGGCGAGTGTGGCTGGATCAAGGAGCGGAACGCTGCTGGCGTCCCCGTTGGCGTGTGGCCGATTCCGGCACATTGGGTCCGCTCCACGCCCACCGCCGTCCAGCCGTTCTATGAGGTGAGCTGGGCCGGCTGGCAGGGGCAGATCCCGGACACGGAGATCCTTTGGTTCTCAGATCCGGACCCCTACGATCCGTACGCCCGCGGCATCGGCACAGCCCAGAGCCTGGCGGACGAACTCGAGACGGACGAGGCGGCCGCGAAGCACGTCAAGTCCTGGTTCCTCAACCGGGCGCGCCCCGACCTGCTCATCTATGGCCCTGGGATCCAAAAAGACGAGGTCGAGCGCCTCGAGCAGGGCTGGCTCCGGAAGAACCAGGGGTTCTGGCGCGCCTACAAGCCCTACTTCTTAAACCGCGAGGTGAAGGTCCACGAGCTCTCCCAGAGCTTCGAGAACATGCAGCTCACGGAGCTGCGCAAGCACGAGCGCGACATCATCATGCAGGTGTTTGGCGTGCCGCCCGAGATCCTGGGAGTGCTGCAGGACTCGAACCGCGCCACCGTCGAAACCGCGGACTACCTGTTCAGCCGGTGGGTGCTCGTGCCCCGCTTGGAGTTCATGCGCGAGACGCTGCAGGCTCGCCTGGTACCCGAATATGACGAAGGGCTCATCCTCGACTATGTGTCGCCCGTCGCCGAGGACCGGGACTTCTTCCTGCAGGTCGCCAAGTCGGCGCCGTGGTCGCGGATGGTCGATGAGTGGCGCGCAATCCAGGGCCTGCCTCCGCTCCCGGACGGCAAGGGCCAGGTGTTCGTGATGAGCACCGGCACCCAGCAGAACCCACCAGCGGTCGGCGAAACGCCGGCCGTTGCTGTTTCTAGCGTCGGCCATGACATGATCGCGCAGGACGCCACGAAGTCGATCTACGCCAAGCAGATCGTGGACGCCTCGGCCACCATCGACGCCATCGCGCGAGCGCTGGAGCCCGAGATGCGCCAGCGGTTCATGGACGCGATCGAGAGCGCGCGATCTTCGGTGGACTACGCCGCCGTCGAGGCCGCTCTGGTCGCTGGCGATGTGGCGAAGGCTCTGGCCCTGCTGCATCTGCCGGACCTCGAGAAGGCGCTGGGCGATGCGGTTGGCGCGGCGCTTACCGGCGGCGGAATGTCCGACGTGGTCGCGCTGGGCGTGAAGCGCGGCGGCACGGCCGCAGCTCAAGCGCTCGGCGCGGCCCTGGGGCAGACGCTCGCCTTCGACATGACGAACCCGCAGGCCATTGCGGTGGCGCGGGCACTCGCTGGCGAGTTGGTGACGAACGTGAGCGCCGAGACGCGGGCGGCGATCAACGGCATGGTGGAGTCCGCCTTCTCCGAGGGGCTCTATCCGGCGCGCCTCGCGAAGCTGATCAAGCCGGCCATTGGGCTCACGTCGCGTCAGGCTGAGAGTCTGCGCAAGTTCGAGCTCGCCGCGTGGGCTGATCAGCTCCAGCTGCACCCAGGGGCGACGCCCGAGCATGTTGCGGCAATGGTCGCCGAAAAGGTCGCGAAACAGTCCGAGATCATGCTCAACCGCCGGGCGATCCTTATCGCTCGCACCGAAACGCTGAAATGCTCGAACGGCGGCCAGTCGGCGCTCTGGGATCAGGCTGTCGGCAAGGGCCTGCTCGACCCGAAGAAGACCCGCAAGGTCTGGATCGTCGCGGCCGATGACCGGCTCTGCCCGATCTGTGAGGACATGCCGCTCATGCCAGAGAACCAGCAGGTGCGACTGAACCAGTCGTTCACGACGGGCGACGGCGCCAAGGTCGAATATCCGCCAGCTCACCCCGATTGCCGATGCTCCGAAGCGCTGGCGTTCGACAAATAGGAGATCGCGATGAAAAGATTCATGGAGCTCGCCGAATGGCGGGAGAAGGCGAAGGCTGGCGCAGCACCAACGGGCGTGATCCTCCGCAAAGAGTTCGTGCCCGACGAAGTGAAAGCTGTCGAGGGTGCCGACCGCGTGATCCGGTTCGTGATCTCGACGGGCGCCGTAGACCGTGCGTCGGAGACCGTGAACCCTGACGGGTGGCTGCTCGACAGCTACAAGAAAAATCCCGTGGTGCTCTGGAGCCACATGTACCGGGAACCGCCCGTTGCGCGATCTGCCGCCATCGCCGTGAGCGCCGGGCGCCTGGTGAGCGACGCGGAGTTCGTCACCCGCGAGATCTACCCCTTCGCCGACACCGTGTTCCAGATGCTCAAGGCCGGATTCCTGCGGGCTTGCTCGGTCGGCTTCGACCCAATCAGCTCGGGCTACAACTCTGAGAGGCACGGCATCGACTTCTTTAAGCAGGAACTGCTCGAGTACAGCGTGACGCCCGTGGGGTGCAACCCTGAAGCCCTGGTCGAGGCAAAAAGCGTCGGCATCGACGTGGAGCCGCTCAAGGCCTGGGCGGAGCGCGCCCTCGATGAGTGGGGGGGGGAAAAGGGCGTCTGGATCCCCCGCTCCAGGCTGGAGGCTGCCCGTAAGGCCATCGCGCCGAAGACGTTCCAGATTCTCGGCATCAAGGACGATGGCGGGCCGGAGGGGGAGGGCGATGCCGGCGAATGCCCGATGGGCGCGGGGTGTCCCATGAAGGAAGGCATGGATTCGTGCCCCAACGGCGAGAAGTGCGCAAGGGAAGGCCAGAGCGTGGCCATCGCCCAGCCCGCGGCGCCCAAAAGCATGAAGCTGGAGCTCGATCTCGGGCCGCTCGAGGCCGCATTCGCCAAGCACTCTGGCAAAATCGAAGAAGCCGTCAGGCGCGGGCTTGCGGCCGCGATACTGCCTACTCCGGTCGCGAAGGCTGCCTTGGATGGGCTGGGCGCGCCCCCTGGCCAGCTCGCTGCCGAATCCTTCGTGGTTGAGCTACCGGACGAGCCTGACACAGCCAAAATTTCCATTGATTTCGACCCGGCCGAGCTGCAGGGACGCATCAAGAGCGCGGTGCAAGCCAGACTCAATGCGGAGCTGACGGCGATCACGGGGCGTCTCTACGACAAATAGGAGGTTCCCTCATGGGAAAGACGATGACCCTGGACGAGCTGAATACCCGCATCGAGGATGCCGTCTCGGCCGCGATCGGCAAATCACTCGAGCCACTCAAACAACAACAGGAAGGCCTCGCCAAGATCTTCCAGCGCGCCGCTCAGCCCGCTCCGGCGCCCGCCGAGAAGGGCATTGAGGCCGCCCGCATGCTGCGAGCCCTCGCGGCATCGAGGTGCAACAAGTCCGAGGCGATCGCCATCGCGAAAGCCTGGGGCGATGAGCGCCTTGAGAAAGCCTTAGCCGCCGGAAGCGCCACCGCCGGCGGTTACACCATCTCCCCGCAGCAATCTTCGGAACTCATCGAACTCCTGCGGGCCGCCTCCGTGGTGCGCCGCCTCGGCGCGCGCGTGGTGTCGATGCCCAAGGGCTCGATCCAGATTCCCAAGGTCACGGGCGGCGCGACCGCGTCCTACGTCGGCGAGAACGCGAACATCACGGCGTCGCAGCCAGCGTTCGGGATGGTGGATCTCCGGCGCAAGAAGTTGGCCTCGACGGTGCCGATCTCGAACGATTTCTTGGAGTTCAGCGACGCCAACAACGACGCCATGGTGCGGGACGACACGGTTGCATCGGTCCAGACGGCCGAGGACTACAACTTCCTGATCGGCAACGGCACGGAGAACGCCCCGAAGGGGCTGCGCTACCTCGCTGCCAGCGGCAACGTGTTCGCTGCCAATGGCACCGTGAACCTTGCCAACCTGGTCCAGGACTTGGGCAAAGCCATCCTGAAGCTGCGCAGTGCCAACGTGCCCATGCGCCGCCCCGGCTGGGCGATGTCCCCCGAGCAGGAGCTCTACCTCCAGACGCTGCTGGACGGCAACGGGAATTTCGTGTTCCGCGACGAGATGAGCAAAGGGCGGGTTTGGGGCATCCCCTACGCCTCCACCACGCAGCTTTCTTCGGCCAGCGCCATGATCCTCGCAGACTTCTCCGAGGTGCTGATCGGCGAGGTTCCTGGGATGCGCGTGGAGAGCTCCAACGTGGCTACCTATTACACGCCGGATGGCTTGGTGTCGGCGTTCGCGCAGGACCAAACGGTAGTCCGCGTGATCGTGGAACACGACATCGGACTGCGGCACTCCGAGGCCGTGGCGGTGATCACTGGCTCTGGGTGGGCGTTCTCCTGATAGCACACTGCGCGCCATAACCGGCCCGCCTGGCGGGCCGCAACACACACGAGGACCACATGATCTCCACGGACATCGGCTCTTACATAAAAACTCAGACAGCCCTCACGCCTGCCGTTATCACAGCCAACGCCGGCAACGACAACACCGAGCTGAACGGAATCATCGTCAACCGGCTCCTCTCTGGGCGCGGATTGGCGCTGTCGGCCAAGCTGGTGATCTCGTTCGTTACCTCGCTGACGGCCGACAAGACCCTCACCATCACGGCCAACGCCCAGGACGGAGAAAACCCCGGCCTCTCGGATGCTGCCGACTACGCGGCCATTCGGGCGAGTTACGACATGGCCGCCGCCGCCCCCCCCACCGTGGTGACGCTGTCGAGCGGCAACTTCCCCGCCACCGTCGTTAAGACGGGCGCTGCGTCGGCTGCGGCTGGCCAGGTCGAGATCGATTTCGATTTGTCGAAAGCCAAGCAGTACATCCGGGCCCAGGTTACGTTCGATCTGTCGCACTCCAGTACGGACACGGTAGCGTATTCGGCCGTGTGGGTGTTCGGCGGCTACAAGGATCTCCCGCCGACCTGATCTGTAACTTGCCGCGGGCACCTCACGGGGTGCCCGTTCTTCTTTGGAGGCAACAATCATGGGTGATTGGTGGAGTCAGGGGAAGCGCCCGATTCTGGAGGGCGAAGCCCCGACCGCACACGCGAGCTCTCACGTTCCCGGCGCCTCGGACCCGATCTCACTGCTGCTGTCGGCGTTTCTTGGCATGCCAGCGGCTGCGGACGATGACGCGATCGTGACATCCGTGAACCTGACGAACACCACGCTCACGCTTGCGGGTCAGCCGGACGTTCCGCGCAACATCACGATCACCGTCACCGATACGACGCCCGGCATCACGGCCGGAACCGTGACCGTGACGGGACAAGATGCTGGTGGCGTGACCGTGACGGAGACGCTGGATCTGTCGAGCGCCCTGACGCTGACCGGCACGAAGATTTTCGGCAAGGTGACGAGCGCTGCGGTGGCGGGCGCTACGGCGTTGGGCGGGGCTGGCGACGAGACGATCAAGATTGGCTGGGGCAACAAGATCGGGCTTCCTACCCAGATCTCCGCCTCTTCGGCCGTCAAGCACGTCTACCTCGGCGGCGTGCGCCAGGCGACTCCGACGATCGCGACGGGCACCCAAACCTCCTCGGTGGACGCGAGCTCCGGCACCTACAACGGATCCAAGGTCCTCCACGTCTTCTTCGACATCGCGGCGTAGCATGGCCATCACCATCCTCACATATCCGTCGAGCACGGACCTGACGACGCTGGCGGAGCTCAAGGCTGCGCTCCAGATCACGGTGAGCACCTACGATACCCTGCTCTCGAGCAAGATCCGGGCGGCGTCGGACGCGATCCTGTCGCACTGCGGCCGGGAGTTTGCCCGCGCCAAGGTCGAGGAGACTGTGAAGGGCTACGGCGACACGCGCCTGATGCTCTCACTGACGCCGATCAGCTCGGTGGTCTCGGTGGCCCAGGACAGCTCGCCCATCACGGACTACGTCGTCGAGAACGCGAAGGTAGGGTTCCTTTACCGGCGCGCGGGCTGGGACTGGACGGCCCAGCTCGGATGGTCGCTCTCCGGGACGCCGATCCCCGGCAGCGAGGAAGCCGTCTTCGCGGCCACCTACTACGGCGGCTACCTGCTCCCCGGCG